TGTATTGCAAGGTTTGATGAAGATACAAAGTCTGCTTTCTTGGATCTATATAGTAAAGTTGATGCTGGAATCGAAGAAATTGAAGCAAATACTGTTGAAAGCGATTGGAATTCTTCTCCATTTTAAGGAAAACATATGAAAGATATCGAATACAAATTTAATGAAGATAGGTTAATTGCTGAGTTTGCAGCTTATATTGACAAAACTTATGGTGGCCACTATGGACAAGGTGGTCTCCAATCATCAGAGGTAATCATTGATCGTGGTCATGGCATTGGTTTCTTCTTAGGAAACGTTGATAAATATAACGGTCGTTACGGAAAGAAGGGAGATCCTTCAGATCATCGTAAAGACTTGATGAAAATTATCCATTATGGTTTCTTAGCATTATATGAACATGACCGCAAAAATAAGTGAAATAAACGTTTACATTATGACAAAACTATGTTATAATATACTATTAAACAATAAAGGTACAATATGAAAATCTCAAGTGAAACAATCAACATCCTGAAAAACTTTTCAGGTATTAACGCGAATCTGGTATTTAAGCCAGGTAAAGAACTCAAAACTCTTTCAGAAGCTAAAACTATTATGGCAACTGCTTCAACACTCGAAGACTTTCCAGTAGAGTTTGGTGTATATGATCTCAATGAATTCTTGTCTTTGTTTAGTCTTATGGATGAACCAGAACTTGAATTTAGCGATAAGTTTTTAACTATGTCAGATGGTTCTCAAAAGATTAAGTATTTCTATTCTGAAATTGATATTCTTACTCAGCCAACCAAAGACATTAACATGCCAGAATGTGAAGTCATTCTTGATATCTCATCTTCTAATCTAGATAAGATTCGAAAAGCTGCTGCTGTTCTTGGCCATTCAGAACTAAGTTTTAGTAGCCAAGGCAATAGTGTAGTAGCTTCTGTATTTAATGAAAAAGATGCTACAGCAAATACATTTGATATTGATCTAGGCACTACCTCAACAGAAACTTTTAATTACATATTTAGTATTTCTAATTTGAAAATGCTACAAGGTGATTATAAGGTATCGATTTCATCTAAACTAATCTCCAATTGGAGAAATGCAGATAATCCTTTAGATTATTTTATTGCTTTAGAAAAATCGTCAAGTTTCGGTGTATAAATAATTATACACAAAAGAATTAACCTTGTTATGTTTATATAATAAGGATAATATGGAGATTGCCGAATAGTCGGGATCTCTTAAATTAGTCTAAAAAACCGGAGAAATACTATGACTGAAGAAGTAAAAGAAGCACAAGGCGGTAACGCAGAACAAGCTGAGGCACCACAACTAACTTTACAAGACATCGCAATGATGGTACAAATTATCGATATTTGTTCTAAGCGTGGTGGTTTTGAAGGTCCAGAAATGGAACAAGTCGGTGGCGTACGAAATCGAGTAGCAGCATTCCTAGAAGCTGCAGCTCCAAAAGAAGGCGAAGCACCAGCTGGTGTTGATCTACCTGAAGAAGTTGAAGGCGAAGTCGTCTAATACTGCTAGAGCTTAACGTGGAGGTCGCTCCTCCACACTTTACTTAATTTTATTATGAAGGATATATTATGGATCGCAATGAATGTGCTCGTTTAATCGAAGCATTACAACAAGGTACTGTTACTGTTACCTTTCAAAAGATTGACTCAGATGAAGTACGAGTCATGCCTTGTACCCTCAACGAAAAAGTGTTACTTGCTCATGGGCAAAAAACTGTAATCGAATCAATTAGTCCTGAATCTGCTCATTTGGCTGTATGGTCACTTGATAAAGACGCTTGGCGTTCGTTTAGAGTTTCAACAGTTCTTGGTTGGGAGGTACTATAATGTCAGAATTCTTATGGGTAGAGAAGTATCGTCCACAAAAGATCGAAGATTGTATTTTACCAAAACACATTAAATCAACCTTTGAAGATATTGTTAGAGGAGGTGACCTACACAATATGCTTCTTACCGGCACAGCCGGCCTCGGTAAAACTACAGTCGCAAAAGCTTTATGTAACGAACTTGATCTAGACTACCTGTTAATTAATGGTTCTGAAGAGTCAGGGATTGACACATTGCGTAATAAAATTAAGCAGTTTGCATCTTCAGTTTCTCTCCAGGGTGGCTACAAAGTAGTCATCTTGGATGAGGCTGATTATCTAAATGCTCAATCAACGCAACCAGCATTACGTGGCTTTATGGAAGAATTTAGCAATAACTGTAGATTCATTCTTACATGTAATTTTAAAAACCGTATTATTGATCCACTACATTCTCGTTGTACTACAATCGAGTTTAATGTTTCTAAAAAGGATGCAGCACCACTATGTGGACAGTTTCTCAAACGATGTACTAACATCTTAAAAGGTGAAGGTATCAGTTATGACGAAAAGGTAGTTGCTGAATTGATTATGAAACACATGCCAGATTGGCGTAAAGTTCTTAATGAACTTCAGCGTTATGGTAGTAGTGGTTCTATTGATACTGGCATTCTTGTATCTTTATCTGAAACTTCTCTTAATGATCTTATGATCCACTTAAAAGAAAAGAACTTTAAGGGTATGAGACAATGGGTAAGTAATAACATTGATTCTGAACCAGCTGCAATTTATCGTAAAATTTATGATAATATGAATGACTATATTGATCCACAAAGTATACCTCAATTGGTACTTATTTTGGCAGATTATCAATATAAGAATTCATTTGTTGCTGATCATGAACTTAATACAGTTGCTTGTCTTACTGAAATAATGGCTGGGGTTTCATTTCGATGAACCCCTTCGATTACTTAAACGCCATCAATACAACCAAGAAAGATATTATGATCGACGATATATCGGAAAAGGCTTATAGCGCCTTTATGGTAAATCGTGGATTATCATACTTTCCTGATACAATCCTCTATGCAAATGAAATGAATTTGAATCATCATATTGACCACCGTCTTCAATTCGATTTCTTTATAAATATAATAAAGAAGAAGAGAAGGTTTTCAAAATGGGCTAAGCCTATTAATATAGAAAACTTGGAGTTAATAAAAGAATATTATGGATATAGCAATGAAAAAGCTAAGTCTGTTTTACCATTACTAAACGATGATCAAATAACCGAATTGAAGACGAGGATATATAAAGGTGGAAAAAGAAAATAACATAGAAGAAGTACATTGGACTCCAGCGTCAATGCTGGAGATTACTCTTAATGAGCCCGATGATTTCTTAAAGATTAGAGAAACATTAACACGAATTGGAGTAGCTTCTAGAAAGGATCAAAAGTTATATCAATCTTGTCATATACTACATAAGCAAGGTCGTTATTTCATTGTACATTTTAAAGAACTATTTTTATTAGATGGGAAACCTTCTAACTTGCTAGTTAATGATATTCAACGTAGAAACACAATTGCCACGTTACTTTCTGATTGGGGTCTTGTAACATTTGTAGACCCTGATTGTGCTAAAGATATAGCACCATTGAGACAGATTAAAGTTATTCCGTTTAAAGAAAAAACTGAATGGCAATTATGTCCTAAGTATAATATAGGAAATAGTAATAAGGAGCAATAGCCATGGCTATAACATCTTCAGGCCAGATTATGTTTGCATCATTTAATGCTGAATTCGGACTTGGATATAATCTTAATGCGTATTATGGATGTGATCCATGGTTGCCAGTACCTAGATCCGGGACTATTTCATTTGCTAACTTTTATTCTGCTGATAATAGAACTGCTGAAATAACTTGCGGTAAATCCAATGATGGATATTCTGGAGCGGGGTTCTACGGTCGTTACGGTTGGGCTGAAGCTAAAGGCTCGGGATACCTGTTAGGAAGTGAGTCCTCTGAAAATAGAGTTGCCTTTGGATCAATTAGTAAAAATTTAAACCTTTCAACTGGTCAAAGAATTGTAGGATTATATGCCTCAAGCCAATTTGCAAGCACAAAATATGTTGCGTTTAGTAAAAAGGGCAGCGGTAATACTTCTACAACAGGTGGTTTTACTCAGCTTAAAATGAGATTCAATAAGGCTCAGTGGAGATATGGTGATCCTATTACGGGCACTACTAACTATGATATAACATTGAATAGAACATCCTCCAGCGGTTTTGCTTACATCCAGAATACCCTCGACGGTGGAGGCACCCCAACGTACTCATGGTATTGGTACACTAATGCCGTTGTCACTGATCCTGCACTTCAGGCTTACTACGCTTTATACGGCGCGCTTGGTGGTGGATTTATCTCTTTTAAAGTTGTATACTAAATTATAATAGGAAAAAATATGTACACAGAATACGAAATATTACACATCGATACAACCGAAGAAATGGTTGTAATTAAATTTTCAGAAGAAGGCCGAACTGATTTTATAACTCGTCGATATTATAGAGACGAGCTTAATGACGAAATCATTATAGCACTTGTTGAACACGCCCAAACTGAAGCCGCGGCATTTTATGATAGGGATGCTGCTTCTACTCCGTTTGAACCGACTAGTTGGACTGGCACTATACGAGAATTAGTCATGGGACCTATCCCAGATTATGATCCAAGCTGGCAAAAAATGGAAGAGACTTGGGAAGAAAATGAAACTACA